TTACGATTGCTCGAAGGGCAGAGCTCATAATTCCACACAATATAGCGGCTTTGGACCGGCCGTCTGTGGTTGTCGCGGGCGGCACCAGAGGAGAGATCCCGAAGGTTTTGTTTGGTAACCTCTGAATAATTAAAAACAGTAAATACAAAACAACGAGACCTAATATTATCAAGAGGCGAATACTCATTAGGACGGTATTCAAATTCTCCACCATCATCTGATGTGGATTCATCGAGGACATCATCAACGGCTGCAAGAAACTCATCTGCATCTTCAATCATCTAAATGGGCCAATGCCATTAAAACAGATAGTAAACATAAAACAAATACAAAAATACAAATGAGAAAAATATATGGAACCATAATTAAAGTGTTAAAAAACGAAAAAATAAATTTTACTTACACAATACACTTTTGTTAATTAATTAAAAAGTGAGCAAAAAAAACAATTCAAATAATATGTGTGCCTATGTTGTACTTTTTGGCATCTTTTTGGCATCTGATCAGTGAAGATGACAATTTTTTGGCATCTCCGCGGGAGGGTCGCGGAACGGGTCAGCGGTTAGACTTAGGGTTAGGGTTAGGGTTAGGGTTAATTGGGGATAACGGTCCCCAAACCCCTTAAATGAGCTAAAGCTCATATATGTGCCAATGGGGTGCCCATTGGACAGAAGTGGCCTAGGTAATATTCGTGCGTAAAAGTCGGTGACTTTCGCCCGGTACTAGGCCACTCTGTTACGGTTAGCCCTTTCAAATTCCTCGACGAGAGACGTTCGTTCCTGGGGAGTTAATTCGCGAGACAAGGGATCCACATAAATATACCGTGGAGGTTCATCAAAAAGGTATTCATCAGGGTCAGGATCCCTCCAATCTGGATGCATACCAAGATATTGATATGTATTTGTCTGAGCTTCAGGAGGTAAATTGAAATAATTCCTTAAAATAATATAATCTTGATCCTGAAATATCCAGGGTTCCCACATTTCCCACTCAGTATTACGAGTAGGACCAACAGGGGCATCCCAGACAACATATCCAGATACTGGAATAAGATGCTCAGGTTGAACACCACGTAATCTCTCACGTTCAACAGCCGTAATATGTCTTTCACCAGCATTTGGGATCATATCAACGTAAGGACCCGCATACAAATAAGCAAGAGGTATCTGAAATATAAACCTGAGTCTCCTATTTCGCATCGTACCTATACGCTTGACGGTTAATTTGTAACCCGTATCATCAGCGCGATCTTCAAGATCTTGAATTACACGCCTTAGGTCTTCCCAATAGCGACCACGGGTTAAAAGAATCCTAATGTATTGAACAATATTCGAAAAATTCTTAGTGGTAGACATTATTAAAAGTATATTAAATCTTAAAATTAAAACAAAACAGAATGGTAACTTGTGTTTATCTTTAATATCAAAGACCCCCCAACCCCCCAAGGGGGGCTTAACCTACAAAAAACATCAGGAAGGGAGACTGTTAGAGGCGGCCCGGGACGCGCTTCGCGCTTGCCGTAGAACGGCACCGGCCGCTGTGAATATAAATCAATTAAATAGTACTAGCAACAACTACATCGCCAGAAGCAGTTTTAAAAACAGGAGGAGCAGTGATCTCATTAGTATTATAACGTCTAAGCATTATTAACATATCGATATTAGCATTAACAGTTTGAACATACAACTTGACATGAAGTACATTGTCAACGTCTTGACTTGCCATTTCAACATTAAAATGACCAAGAGTAGTAACACCCCTAGATAGAGTTGTTTGTTCAGCAGTACCGACTTCGGCAGAAGGATCAGCATCGGAAGTGTTACTACCTCCGCGAGCTAAATCATTAGTCTTGGTAATGTTACCAGATCCTATTTCTAACCTAAATTGAGTTGTAACTGTATGTAAAATAGCACTATCAGCAATAGCTACTACCTCAATACCACCAGATAAACTGGCTGGTAAAAGAAGATTATATGTAGCTAAATTAGTATTAATAGCATTAAGAGATAATTGCGCTCCAATGGAATTCAAATCTGATGTGGCAATTAAACCACCATCTACTGTACCATTAACTTTTTCAATGGTACCACTATTATTAGTTTCAATAGTTTTAACAAGAAATTGATCATTAGAAATGTTAAGACCTAATGTAGAAAATAAACGAGGTTTACGTAAAACAACAGTATACGATACATAAAGTTCACCAATAACTTTGTTACTAAGTGTTTCAGGAGTATTGTCAACAGCAACCTGAAACAAACCCCAGTCGAAATCATGTAAATCTTGATCGACTTTACCGACTCTAATAAATTTATGAGCGTCACCTTTAATTTTAGAAGGATCACATTCAATACCATGCAAAACATCAGCATCAGTAATTTTTGCAACAGATGTACCATAAGCCTGTAACATCTCTTGTTTAGTTTTACGAGGTTTATCAGTTGCATTATAATCAGTAAACATCATAATGGTACCTACTTGACCATCAGTAGTAGTTAAGTTATCACCTACTCTGGTCTTAAAACAAAACATTAACTGTTTAAATTCATACTCTTCATAGTTAGCAGCAATTTGAGACAACCATGGAAAATTTTTGCCAATAGCAGGATTTAAATGAATGGCATCATTTTTAAAATGTTCGGTTTGGGAACCACCGGACCAAGGAAGACCATAAATATCTTTGACATACTCAGAGTGTTGGATAGTAAGAGCACCAGTTTCGTCCTGCGTTGAAGCAAAAGTAGGTACACTAAGCCCGCCCCCAGCTACGAGATTGTTGGATGCTGGGGTGAGACCATTTAAATCATAAGAACCTTGTCCTAAAACAGCGCCTTCAACACGGCCTAATAAATTACGACCGACCTTTTTACCTAATTGACCTAAAGGTGTTTTACCTGCTAAAGTACGGTTAAGTTGTCGATGCATCATGCGTGAGAAATAATTGCCTTGACCGTAATACATGCCTCGACCTCTATAAGATCTGCGTTTACGGTATCTACCTTGACCAAAATACATGTCAGTAACACGTTTTTGTCTTTGAGCCGCAGTTGCGGTACCCCAGGATGGACCATAAGATGCATTGGTTGCTGCTGAACGAGGCTCCGCTTTGTAACCATAGTATCTACTAGGATACCTTGGTCTTTTCATCATCATATAATTAACGTCACCCATATTTGGAATTATCAATTCTTCGTCTATATTTGAATCTGGGGTGTTAGCTCTTCTTCTTTTATCTTGTGGCGTCAAACTTGAAGCCATAAAAAAAAGTGAGATATACTATCAAAACGAAACCAAACCAAAAAAATAACTTATGTACATTATATACAGTTTGTTTTATTGAACACTTATAATGGATTGGCCAATGGAATTGCCAGAAGAAAAAGAAAACATAGCCCCTAAAGAGGGACCCTTTACGAGACCTAATTCACCAACGCCAGACAAAAAAGAATGGTACGTAGGAACAGAAGACTACGAGCAGAAGATCTTACAAAAATGCGCAATGACCAAAGAAGACTGGGAAGACCTAGACTCATTGCCAGAAGAAGATATAAAAGCAATAAATACCAATGGATTGCTTGGGTGGCTGGGATTTGCGATAATCAATGGAGACTTGTTACATATAAGCCAGCTAGCAGAAGAGATGGAGGAAATATCCAAAATGGAAACATAAATTGTTTTAAAAATTAATTTTGTTGAATATTAGATCTATTTGCAACATTCATATTTTCAATATCAAAAAATTTCTCAGTCAAAGTGTTATTCAACACTTCAAAAGTCTTAGTAATGCGACGACCAAGTTGATTCACATTTTCGTTAACCTCCAAAGAAAACATACTATACCAGTCCTTTGGAGCAGTAATAACGATATGGGTGGCATTTACGGGAGTATGACTCCCTTTGACAGCGCCGTTAAACTCGTATCTGTCAAGTAAATTAAGTAAGTAATCAAACGAAAACGTATCAACTCTCATATCATCTACAATAACATGCGGCTCCCCTTCGTAACCGTCCCACCACGGAGTATGCTTAGCTAGTTTAGGGTAAACGTAGGCGTTGGGGTACCACTCACGTGCTTTACGAGACTTTCCGCTGCCAGTTGGGCCATAGAGCCAAAAAACTTGTGGAGGGGTGGATCGTTTTTTAATTGTTGCAGATAAAAGCTTTTGGTATCCGCTACCGTATTTAACGAATTGTGCGAGATATTTGAAATCTCGGTCAGCCACGGCATCACGGGGTCTTTTCCCGTCAACAACTGATTTGATCCAAGATTCAAGCTCTGTTCTCTTACCTTGTTCAGGGATTTGACCGAACTCTTCAAAGTGCGGGTTAATATCGGGGTCGGCCGTATCGTCTTTAGTACAGTACGCGCGGTTTTGCTGCGCGGTACCTTTTGCAACCGCGATTCGAGGAGAGACATTCGTTCCTCGTGAGATAAGGAACTTGATCGAACTGACGCTGCGGTTGGCTGTGAAATAGACATAACCCTGAATATGTTTACGATTGCTCGAAGGGCAGAGCTCATAATTCCACACAATATAGCGGCTTTGGACCGGCCGTCTGTGGTTGTCGCGGGCGGCACCAGAGGAGAGATCCCGAAGGTT